CTCTCCCGAAACCCTATTAAAAAGGCAATAGTTAAGCGATTGGAAATCGTGTAACGGGCTATAACCTGTTCGAGGGTTCGAATCCCTTGCTCTCCGCCATTTTAAGCCGAAAATCGTTTATTTATGCGGTTTTCGGCTTATATTTTTTTATGATATTTTAAGGTTTTCCACATTCGTACATTACAAAATATTGCATTAAAATACGCCTTATTGGTTGACCCTTGGTTGACCCTTTTTTAAAAATAAATCAAAAAAATAGAAATTTTTTAAAAAAACTCTTGACAAAATTTTGTATGATTTTGCAATTCAAAAAAATGGATAGTACATATTATAATAGGTATAAATTATTATTTTATATATAGAATAAAAAAAGAGGCTTTCGCCTCTTTTTTCTGCTTTTATTTTAGTTTTGCTCTTATTGGCTCGACCATACTTTCTGACACATCTTTGACAAAATCGAAAACAACCTCCATATCAGCACAAGATTCGCCGCTTTCGTTTTTGCAAGCGTCGATATATTGCTTTACTGTTTTTTCGAGCACTTCCTTGTGATGAAGCTCCTGCTCTGCGATTTCGTGGTAGTCCTCAGAAAGAGCTGAATCGGTGCTTTTGAATTTTGCCACCATATCTGCGTATTCGTCAGCGCTCTTGATCTCGTCGACAATCATTTTAAAATACTTTTTCAATTTCTCCATCAGTCTTTCACCATCCTTGCCGCGATATTCGTAAAGCTTACAGGAACGCCTGAAACAACAAGCGTGATTAGGCTGTCACAACACTTGACGCGAATTGCCGTTGGAATAGTGATGGTGTAGGTTGTGTCTGCCGCCGCCGTTACAGAGGCAGTCGCACCCGGAATAGGTGCGCCGTCCTTATAGAGCGAAAGTGTCACCGTTCCTGCTGTCGCTGTAAAAGTTGTGTTGACATCAATATCATAATAGCCGCAACCGTTAGCGACAAGGGCGGTGCTGTTGTTCTGACAATTACAACCGTAGCGTCGGATTGTATTTCCAAAATTCGCGACATTGCCGACTGCTACGGTTTGAGCGTTTGAATTTGCTGTATAAATAAGTGATTTACTCATTTTTTTAAATCCTTTCATATAAATTAATAAACGGCAAAGTCGCCCCTGCCGTGCCTCGCCAAAATAGGGCGTTAAGTTAATTAAATGTTACCGCAACACATCGAGTTGCAATTGCAAAACGGATTGCCGGCAAGCGAATAGGTCATTGCTGTTGGGTATCTCACAACGCCCGAAAGCGCGTTGCTGAGTTCAAGCTGATTAACTCTGCCCTGCAATGCTTCGATTTTATTCTGCTTAATCTCATCGCTTAATTTCTGCATCTGTGCAGTAGTGTTAGCGTTGATTTGAGCAGTGTTTTGAGCCGCAAGATAGCGATTTTCAAGCAATGCTTTTTGAGTTTCGCAGCAGCATGTCTGCTGATTTGCAAATCCTGCGTTAACTGTCGCCTCAAGGTCGCGGATTTCGCTCAAATTGTTATAAGCGGCGTCCTTGATGGTGCTTTGCAATCCGAGACCGACATCGCTTGTGTTCTGCATGATTTCGTTGTTCTGTCTTTCGAGAGCGGCGAAATCGGTCGCACGCTGAACATCTGCGGATGTTGCATATTGCTCGCCGCCTCTGCCGTTCTTGCCCCAACCGTCGAATCCGAACAAAGCAAGAATTGCAAAGAGCCAAAGACCCTCATTGCCGAACATTCCGTCACATCCGTAGCCTCTGTTGTTATTCATTACAGCGCCTACATCTGCCGGAGTCATTTCTGCCATAGCGTTTTACTCCTTTCTTTAAATTTTTATATCAGCCCCCTTAGGGGTTAATATCGTTGAAATTCTGTTGTAATTCTCGCGCTTGGTCGAGCACTTGATTGATGTCAATACCTCGCTGTTGAGCTGTTTGCATGACCAATTGCTGAGGAGTCATTCCTCGCATCCGGCACAGCCGCAGAGCCTGTTGCATTTGTGGGCTGTTCATTAGGTTGTTGACCTGATTTTGGTTGTTCTTTAGCAGTTTGTTCATATATCATTTGCTCCAATCTTTTTAATCGTTCGTCGATATTTTCAAGATTTTTTGTGCTTTCGTCCTTGTGTTCAACGAGGTCTAAAGCGTTGACCGTTCCGTAGCCTGCGCCGTCGGTCTGCTTGAGGTAAACAATTGGCTTCTGCGAATCAAGTAAAAGCACGCTTGAATTTGGTGCAAGCTGATAAGCATTTGCTCCGTTAATTCCGTTAACCTCCGCGACCCTACTTTGCATAACGCTGTTATAGTTCATTGGATACATTGCCGTCACAATCCTTTCTTACATCATTTAAGGCGTCCTTGTAGCCCTGCGCATAAACTCGATATATCCACGAGTTAAGTTGTTGCTTGTGCGTTTCAGTCCATTTTTCTAAAGGGCAATCCTTAATGCCCATATATTCTTGTGAGAATTCAAATTTCATCGTTTTATCCTTTCTGCAACTTAATGTTAGCAAGCTTTCGCGTGCCCAAACGCACGCCTTTGGGCGTTTTTGGGCATAAAAAAATAACCCCACCAAAATGGTGGGGTCTTTTGATTATTTGCATGCTTGCTTATAAATTTTCATTTTCAGCGACGCTTTAATTTGCTTGAATTTGTGTAACGAAATGTTCAGCTCAAGCGCCATTCCCTCGTTTGTGAGGTCATTTCGCCTCATATGTTCAAGAATGAAGCGTTCTTGCTCCGTCAATTCAAGATTGGATTTTAATTTATTAAATTCGTTCGCTGTCAAAAATTCAACGCTGTTCATATTAACTCCTATATGTTCGCGCTCCCGTATGACCTTGTTTTTATGAAAATTTACTAATTTGGCAATACGCCTCTCTGCCTGTTGCGATGACCTTGATTTTATCAACGCTTGCCGAAGCATGGCTCAAAACCTTTAATTTGGTCTGTGCAAGATATGTGTATTTCGTGCCGGAAAGATTTGGCTTGCTGTATAGTGTTGTCTTAGCTTTCAGCCTATAAGTCTTGCCAACTTCTGTTTTATAACTCGGCTTCGAGGCGCTTGCCGCCGTTTTAATATTCTTTTGATTTTTCGGACGCAAGACGCCTAAAAATGACGCGTATGTGTGTTTGATTTTTGTCATCGGCTCGTGCTTGCCCGAAGGATAGTTTTGGTCGTACGAATAAAAATACGAGGTTGTACCCTCTCCTGTAGCGACGGAAATATGACCGTTTCCGCTTTTCGAGGTAAAAACGCAAAGGTCGCCTTTCTGCGGCACAAAATCGGGTGTGTTTGAAATCCATTTGAAATTCGTTGTCAAATATTTTGACGACTCGCGTTTGCGGTAATATTCAATTGCATTGCCGATTGAATGCGGCTCTATGCCCAAAACATTCTTAATAAAATGCTTCGCCAAATCGACGCACTGCACGCCATAAGCGCCGTCGTAATCAATCCCTTTGCCGAGATTTTTCTCAACCCACTTGTTCATAGAAATAGGCATCTTATTCCTCCTTTTTCGGCTCGTCATAACCGAGTGCATTCGAGCTGTCGCTGATTCCGTCGGTAGTCGGGTCAACAACAACACCGAGAACAACAAGAATGTTGATTAATATGCCGAGTGTGTTGATGATTTCGGACTGTGCGACGGTCGGAACGACGCCGAACAAGCCAAGCGTCTGATAAACTAATGTGACAACAAGGGTTATAAGTGTCACAAGTGTAGTTTTGTTTTTCAATCTCAATTTAAAATTAATTTTCATTTGTCTTTCAGCTCCTCTTCAATGTCGTCAAGTCTGTGGTCCGCAACCTTCACTTTATTCTCAAGGACAGGAACGCGGTGAGCGAAATTGTTGTGCTCGCGCACCTCTCGAGTCAGTTCCTCGATTTTGGTCTCTGTGACGGCTTGATTTTGTTTTATTTCATATTGCATCTTTCTGTTTGCGGCGAGATTAGTGATGACAACGCCGACAACCGAGAGTCCGCCTGTAATCAAGGCGGTCAATACTGCTTCACTCAATGTTATCGGTCGCCTCCTCATCTTGATTTTGTGGTTTGTGGCGAGTTTTCAGTGGCTTGTAATTTTCGACCTCGATTATCTCGCCGTTCTTGAATATTTTAACCTTCATAATCTGCCCCCCATATTTCGATTGTCATTCCTGCTGGTAAGAGCTTGCCCTCCATCTGTGTATCGAATTGAATCACATCGATAAAATTTGTTGCGCTAAATGAGAAAATATCACCATTATTTTGATAATATGGTTTTTGGTTTGTTACAATAGGGAGTTCGCTTGGGTCGTTATCGTTTAATTTATTTTGTGAATACTGAATATCACCATGCAGCCAAGGCGAGCAATGCGCCATGATTTGAGTTATTAATCTATAACTTGCGGACGATACTTTAGCCGGTGCAAGAGCAAGTTCACTCCAAAAGTCCTCATCGCCTGTTTCTATTTTGCGGAAATTGAGATATACATGTGTTCGCAACGCTGTAGACCATTCAGGCACTAAAAGGCGAATTGCACAGTTACTCAATTTTAATGGTTTACCGTTTTCGTCAACATCGCGGATATATTGCGCCACTGATTCCGTGATTGTCTCACGACAAATTTTACGCCATTTTACTCGTCCGCTCTCGCCTTGTGGACCCTGCGGACCTTGCTCACCCTTTGGACCTTGTTCGCCCTGAATTCCCTGCGGACCTTGCGGTCCTGTGTCGCCTTTGTCGCCTTTAGGACCTTGCTCGCCGTCTCTTCCTGCTGCGCCAACATCGCCTTTATCGCCCTTTAATTTGCCGTCGGCGATTGCCTTGTTGATAAGCGAATAAAACGCCTCAATTTCGCTTGTCGTGGGCGGCGTTGCATCCACTACTTCGTCTGAGTAGCTGCCTGAGCACACGCTCAGCAGTGTAGGCTGTGGGGAATAGCGCAAGGTCGTCTTGCCGTTGACTGTTTCGTAGGCATAAACGCCGACAAGACAGCGTCCGACGCTCAAGCTTGGGGCGAAGCATTCACCATTGACAAGGGTTACGGCTTGCTCGTTGAACACAGCACGAACAGTTAAGCCGTTGAACGCCTCGTCAAGCTCGAACTTGCACTTGACAGTTTCAACATTGCCCGAAGTGAGCGGTGCGCTCTGCTCGAGTTTTATGACGGATTGCTCCGTCACTTTAAATTTTAAAGTTGTCATTTGAGTTTTTCCACTTCCTTTTTTAGCCGTTCAATCTCTTGTTGCTGAGATTGAACGAGTTTAACAATCGGAGCAATGAGCTCACTGTAGTTGAGCTGCCACAACAGCTTTTCGTCGGGCACGGTAGGGTCGTAATATTTCTCCTCGTCGCCGTCAATGACGCTTGCTTGATACGCAGCTATATCACCGACTGTGTTTTCAGCAGCTTCGCGCACTTCTTGAGCGATAAAACCGTTGTGAGTCCTCTTTCCCTCGCCTGTTTTCAATTTATATGACACAGGGCGGAGACTCAATACGAATGCTTTATTGCTCTCGGCATCAAGGTCCGCAATATTTTCTTTCAGCTTTCTGTCGGAGCCGTTAAATGCGCCGTCAGTGCAATATATTGAATGCCACTTGTAACTACCTGAGCCAAGATATGCGCCACCGTTAGTGTCAGGACGGAATATTGTCCTTGCGTTTGATGACGATTCCTTAAACAGAGAACAATTTGTGCCGTTCTGCGGTTGAAACTGAACCGTACCGCCGGCGATGATTGTGTTTTTTCCGTCGAGTTTCCTCGCGTAACCTATATATGTATGACCGCTTCCGTTTCTTGCGGTAAAGACACTCTGCTCAGTTGCATCGTTGATGCTCGAGCTAAGGTTAACTTTTGTGCAGCTTATTTTGCCGCCATACAAGTCGCCACATTCAACATTGCCTTTAGTATCGACAGCAAACGAATATTCGCCTGCGTTTTGCTCTGCAAGTGATATGAGATATGTTGCCGTTTCGCTTGTTGTGTCCGATGTGATTTTGAATTTGTAATTCACACCGCCGACGGCGAAATTTTTTTCGAAAGCTGTATTTGTCAAATCAAAGCCTGCGATTGTTCCGCTTTCGGCAACGATTTTGCCGTCTGCCGAAAGCTTGAATGTGTCGGAATCAATCTCAATACGATTTGCCTTGAGCGATATTTTTTCGGGGGATTGATTAATCTCCGAAACAACATCACCCTTGCTGACTTTGAGTTGTAAGCCGCTCGATAGTCGATTAATTTCGCTTGTGACACCTTTCAGCTTGCTGTCCGCCGTATATGTTATCTCTTCGGTTTTGGATGTTAAGCTACTTTCGACGCTCTGCGTCAAGCCGTTCGACAGCGTTATTGCACTTTTGGTGAAGACAAAAGGATAATCAAGATTGTCCTTTTTATTGGTAATGTTGACAAAGTCGCCTATGTCATACCATGCAACGCCTGTTGTGTTCGCTGTGACGCTCGTTAGCGTCTTACCGAGTAGATACGCCGTGTAGTTGGATTTGACGGCATTCAGCTGCTCTGCGGCTGTGCTCGAATTATCGACGAGGTATTCAACAATCGGGTTGTCCGATATTGTGACTTGCACCTCTGTTGATGCTTCGTTGTTCAATATCTTTTGAATGCCTGCTGTGCCGTTAAGCTGAACACCCGAAATCTGCACGCTGTCATTAATGCTTGCACTCGTGAGGTCTTGCAACTCAATTTTTGTGCTTTCGACCTCACCCGGTCTTATTAGAACAAGCTTGTTGTCCTTAACCCGAATTATTCCACAGAGAACCTCCGCAATGTCCTCAAGCAAGTCGCGGTAGGTTTGGCTTGAATAAGCGCTCGCAATAACTGTGTACGCTGTCATATCGGGCAGCGTCGAGGTAACCCCGACGCTGTTTAAAATTTCAATTGCTCCGTTGAGCAGTTCCTGCACCGATATAGTCTTTTCGGCATCAACTGCGTCGTCGGTTGTATCGTTGCCGTTCTCATCCTCAATCGTTGGGATTTCTGTCATTGTATTGACAAGGGCATCATATGCCGTAATTGTCCACATATCCGTGTCAGTGTTGTAACCTGTGCCGTCATCGTTCGACAAGAAGAACTTGCCGTAATTGATGTACTCGAAACCGTTGTCGGTTTCAACTCCGATTTTGACATTGTCAATCACGCCGTCAGGAGCGCTAAAATCGTCGCGAATTGTTGCGGTAATACTTTGCATTGCCGTCGATGGAAAGCCGCCGTCAATGTTGACAGTTAAACTCTCGATAGCGCTCAAATCATATACAGTGTTACCGACTATGATTTGTGCGTCAAACCGACGCCCTGTGTCGCGCATTGCGGCGATAAAATCCGTAGTTACATTATGCATTTCATCACTCCTTACTTATTGCGACGGCAACCACCGAAATTGAATCATATTTATTTTTTCTCGGGTTGCTTGTGTTGATATATTTATGCGTGATTGACACACTGTCGAAATAGAACGATTGCGTTTTCATCGACGCGGTTTGCGCGTCATAGAATTTGCACGAGGCGGAGGTTTGACTCAGCAACTGCATAAGCCCCTCAACATCCTTATAATTGAGTTTTGTGCCGCTGATATTTGCGGTTATCTTAGGGAATATGCCGACAATTGTGCCCTTATAGTCGCCGCTCATCGTTCTGCCTGCATCACTGCCCCACAACTTTTCGTGGCTGACGCTGTAATCGTTCTTTATGTAGGGAATTGGGACATATTCGCCTTTTGCGTAAGTTTTTCCTTTGATTGTAACGCTTGCGCCACCGTTTTTAATATAAAGCACAGCCATTATACAACGCCCCCATTCATTCTGATATTACGCCTACCGTTGACTTGTGAGATTTTCTTTGCGATTGTTTCGCCGTCGAGGGTGATTATCGTCTGCAACACCTCGCCGTTAGCGTTGATTTTGTTTGCAATTCGCTCGGCAAGCAAATCCATCCAACCTGTGTTGTTTTCAAGCGGGAGAATTGCCTCTGTTCCTGCCTCGCCGACAGTAGCCGTGACACCTCTGCCCGGATTGTTGACGATACCGCCGCGTGCGAGTTTCGGCGGTGAAACAGTGCTAATTTTCATGTGTCTTGGCAATATCTTGTTGAGAACGCCGATAACTTTGTTGACCATGTTACAAAGTGAAGTCAAGATTTTCTTTATTGCATTGGTGATTCCATCTTTAAGTTTGGTCGTAACGGTTTCAGCCTTGCTTTTTATGCTGTCCCAACTCTTTTTGGCTTTTGAAAACGACTTAGCAATTGAACCTTTAACGGTTTTCCAATTTGTCTTGTTCTTAATCGAATCCCATTTCTTTTTGAGATTTTTGAACTTGTTGTGAACGCTACCTTTGATTGTTTTCCAATTCGTCTTATTCTTAATCGAATCCCATTTTGTTTTGAGATTTTTGAACTTGTTGTGAATTTCGCCTTTGATTGTTGCCATAGCAGTTTTGCCTTTTTCCTTAATCGAATCCCATTTGTCTTTTAAGTCATCGAATGTCGGGAGAACATTGCCGCCAATACTAACAGTAAGTTCTTTTAAGCCGTCCCAAGCCTCTGTGATTTTGCTGAACACATTGTCTTGAAACCACTTTTTGATGTCTTTGAGCCAATCCACAATGCCATTAAATGCGCCCTCAATGAGATTTTTACCAAGGTCAATAATGTCTTGATTTTTCGACGGCGAGTGAATGTCAAATGCCTCTTTAAAGCCGTTAATAAATGGGTCGAGGATGTGCTCTTTCATCCACTCCCCGACATTCTTAAGCCAATTTACAATACCGTTGAAAATGCCCTCAATTACATTGCCGCCTGCTTCGTCAATAGAATCGTCAAAGTAGCTTGTGATGTTTGAAAATGCGTCATTGAAAATCTCTCCGAGCTTTTGGGCAATTTTGAACACCTTACCGACAGCCGCACCGAGTGCCTCAAAGGCACTATTTGCAATGCCTTCCCAATCGATGTTTTTTACAAAATCGACAATATCATCGATTATTGCGTCGGTATCGAGATTTTTTATAAAACCTGTTACGGTTTTAAATGCGCCGCTTATCGAGTCCGACATGTTGGACGCTATTTTACCCCAATCAATATTGTTAAACCACGAGTTGACGGTGTCAGCAATTGTGCCACCGAAGTTTTTAAAATCGAAACCCGAAGTACCTTTCTTTTCGTCGCCGTTGAAAAAGCCGTACAGCGTGTCGGTTATGATTTTGATTTTTGCCGACAAGGTTTTTCCAAGCTCATCTGTATCAACCGTATCAACAAGATGATTCATTCCGTCGGCAAAGCCTGCGCCAAGACCGTCCCAATCAATGTTGTCAACGAGAGTATTAATACCCATTGTGACGGTGTTTATTGCCTCGCCTACATTGTTGCCGACTTTTCCCCAATCAAGCTCATCAATAAAACCATTAACTGCGTCGCTTAAATCCTTGCAAAATGTTTTGACTTTAGTTTGAATGCCGCTCCAATTGATGTCATCAAGTGCAGAGTTAATCGTTCCGGCAATCGTTCTGCCAATGCTGCCCCAATCTCCTGCTTTGAATTTTTCAATAATTTGATTCATCCAAGAATCAAGGCTTGATGTCTCAAAGATAGCACCGCCTTCGCCGGAAGAACTGCCACCGGACGAACTGCTCGACGATGAGTTGTCGCTCAGCTTATTTGCGACATCAAAGCTCGCCATTTGATTTTTGTATTCTTTGGCAGCTTTTGCCGCGTCCTCTGTGGCTGACGCTGTCTTCTCCGCTTGTTTGGCGTTATATTTCGCAACAAGGCTTGTGCCTGTAAATGCTTGATATATCGCGTCTGCGAATGTCACAGCCTTACTCAACATTGATACAAGGGCATTGATTAATGGACTTATTGCCTCACCCAAAACGCCTTTGGCAGCATTCAACTGAGTTTGCAACTTTTCGTTGTTTTCCATTGCTGATGAAACAACTTGTTTGAACAACATAAACGCAGAACGAGCGCCGAGTAGTGCAAGTCCTACCCTTGTGAATTTCTTTTTCAAGTTCTCAGCCGGAGAAAGCGACGATTTCAAATTAACACCGAATTTAGAGCCCAAACTGCTCACTTTTTGAAATGCGCTTCTAACCTTTGAAATAGCTGTTTTTAGCCGATTGGCGGCTGTGTGTAAACCGTTCCAAACACGCGAGGCGGCTTTTGAAACCGCTTGAAACGCGCGTGTACTCGTGACAGCCTGTTTCACTTTGTTTTTAACTGCTCCGATTTTATTGAACAGCGTTGAAAATGCGACTCCCACGCCTTGTAATGGGAGCGTCATCGTGCGGAATGCTCTGACAAGTCCGTTGCTTGAGTTTTTGGCAGTTTCGCACTTTTGGGTAAACTGTCCTAATCCGCTGTTTAAACGCTGTTCTGCGTCCTCGCTTTGCCGAATCGCGGTGACAAGCTCTTTAACCTCTCCGTTGGCGGCTTTGAGTTTTGTCTCTGTTTCCTCGACTTGCGAAAGAAAGCCGCTGTATTGATTTTTTAAATCTTGCACATCAAGGATGTGAGCGTTTTCAACTGCTTGTTTTTGTTGCGGAGTTTTTGCATTTGCCAAATTTTGTTGATAATCGGCTTCGTTTTTTTGATATTTTCGAGTAAGCTCTTGGGCGGCACCTGATTGGAATAGCTCGCCCCTTTTCTTTTTCAGTTTTTCAATCTCTTTGTCGAGCTTGTCGAGCCTTTCCTCAGCTTCCGATATATCAATTTGATATTTCGTCGGGTCTTTCGCGACATCAATTGTTTTTTGAATGTCGTTTTTTATGTACGAAAATGTTTCGGCGACATATTCCTTTGCAGCGTTTAAATCGCTTTTGATTTTTTCGTTGTCAACATTGACACTGATTGTGCTTTTTAACTTGTCTTTGAGTTTTTCAAAAACGCTTGATAAGTTTTTTACGCCTTTTTCAGCCGTTTTTGTGTCAATGTTGAGGTCGGTTTTCGCCGTCTGCTCCATTGTGTTCTTGACCTCGTCAAGAGCTTTTGACAAGTTCTTTGCGTTTTGTTCCGCTTTTTGAGAATTAAACGCAACATCAATGCGTATCTTGTTGTCTGCCATGTCCTCACCTCCTTATTTGAAGCGCGCTTCGAATATGTCCTCCGACTCCTGCTCCTCTTTTGTGAGCCTGCGAGGCAGTGCGACGGCTTCTTTTGCTTTTAGGATTTCGCGCTTGTCTTTCTCCGACCAATTGCTCACATCCATTGTGCGAAGCGACCGAACGCGAGATAAAACGCTGTGCTCTGTCAAGCCTGCTATGAGGTCGCAAAAAAGCCAAAAATGCGGATTTTCCTTGTTCAGGTCGATTTTGTAGTCGCTCATGAACGAAGCAACAATATATGGCTCGTCATAAATCAAGTCCATGTCAGGCTCTGTGTCGCTGTTCTCGCCGTTTTCGTTCTTGGATAAGAACTTTTGCGCCTGAATTAAATAGTCTTGCCACAGTTCATTGTCGCTCGGAATGTAGCCGTATAGCGTGTAAATGATAGCGAGGGCGCGCTCATAGTCGCCGATGCCGTTATCATTCACTATCTTCAAGCATTTTAGGGCTGTTTTGGTATCTGTCTTGATTTTGACTTTTTCGCCGCGAATTCTCACATATTCGGGGTAAGTCATTCAAGGACATCCTCATCGGATTCGCTGTATTTCTGCTCGATTCTTTCGATTGATTTCTTGCTTGATATTCCGATTTTTTCAAGGTGAGGCTTTAACGCATCAAAAAGGTCGTTATACATATCAGGATAGTTTCGGTCGCCAAAGATTTTTTGAACGCCGCCTGCTCCCAAGAACTCGTCCATAGCTTCGCGCATCTGCTTGTAGAACTCTTTATAGAGCTGTCGTCTTTTCTCGTCCTTATTGCTGACAAGTCCGTGTGAGCATTCTTTCTGTTTCTCGATTAACGCCTCTTTGCGTGTAAGGTCTTTTGTAAGCTGTTCGACTTTCAGATAAGCGTCATTAAACTTGAAGGGAAGTTCTATATCTTCAGTATCAAAAACGATTTTTTCGCCTTTGTCGTTGACCTCGATTTCATACAATCCTTTTTTGATGTCAAGATTTAATTTTTCCATGAATAAAATCACCTCATAAAACAAAATAGGCGGCAAAAGCCGCCTATTAATTTAATTATTCTGTTGCGCTGTTAGCGGTAAATGTCGGGGCCGCACCTGTGAATGAAGCAGTTCCGAGAGTCGGGTCACCGTTGAACGAACAGGTGTAATTTAACGACGCAGAACCGCCGCCACCTTCGCCGCCGAACTCACTGAATTGCAATGTGCAACGATTAAGTTCTGCCGCGTATTTTGCGTTGTCGGTTGTGTCGTATTTATAAACGACAAGGCATTGTGTCTCTGCGTCTGTGCCTGTTGCTCTATTCTGACGGAGTGCATCAAGATACTTGAATAACTCGTCATCATTGTAGCAAGTAAGCTCGCCTTCAAATGATACGGCGTATTTTTCGAGGGATGTCGAGGGGGTGTTTTCGTCAACCCATTTGTCCTCCTCAGTTTCGCCGTCATATTTGAGCTTCAACTCGCCTTGTTTTCTTACTCTCGCCCACTTCGGTGAGGTTGAGCTATCGCCAATGTCGATAAATGCGGCAATGGCGGAAGTTTTAATCTTTGTATTTGCCATAGGTTTTACTCCTTGTCATATATCAATTGACATTGACATTGATACTTCGCATAGCGTTGACTATTCTCAATTCCGTAAAGATAGCCGCTACTCGTCGCCTTAATACTGAACGGAGTCATTCCGTCGGGCATATCGGGCAAGTCATCGTTCTCGGTGCATTCCTCAAGCCACTGTTGGAAATGCTCGAAAAAGCCACTGTTGTTAATATTGTTCTCGCGTTCCTGATTCCACGCAAATCGCGCAGAAAAAGCGAAAACAAACTGTCTTTCGGTACTGCCGTCAATGTATCGTGTCAATATTGTTTCGGTCGGCTGTTCGTCAATTGAATAGCCGCCGCTATTTGGGGATAGGAAATCGACATTTATATTATTAAATTCATCAAGATAAGGGCATTTTTTAATAAATTCCCTTACGCTTTCAATTATTGTCTTGCTCATTTTGTTAACTCGCTTGTAATGAATTTTTCTGTTGATTCAATAAGACTGTCTTTATTCGCAAGCCATGCGCGCTCAACCCAATGAGAGCCGCGCGTTGGCGCGCCTTGATACTTCAAATCTCTGTCTGTCAATTTTTTCTGTGCCATCGGTCGACTCCAAAAACCATAATCCTTGTTGAAAAAAGCTCCCTTGCCTGTGATTGGGTCGACCATAAGCTTGCCGTAATATTGATACCGTGCATATGGCGTTTCATATTCAATTGCATTGCCGTCATCAACTACACGCCCCGAACTTTTCAGAATTCCCGAATCGTAAGGGGTATATGGGTCACTTTCGGCAAGCAGCCTATCAGAAAAGAACTTCTGCGCCTGCGGTTTCACACGCTCAAAATCTAATTTTTCGAGCGCAGACGCGTCAACAGTGTAAACGAGTGTTGCCATTCGTCACACCGCCTTTATCGTGATGTTGTCAACATCCGAACTACAAAGATTTTCAGCAACAGCGGTGACTTTGTAAAATTCGTCAAGCTCTGTAAGGCTTGATATAGCAGAGCCTCTGCCTCTTACAATGATGTCACCCGGCAAGACGCGCCAATGCTTCGACTCATATCTGTGGGCGTTTTCGGCGTTCGTTACAATGATGATTTCACCGCTGTTTTGCTCGCCGTTGCTCTCTACTGAGCCGTTGAGTGTCTGCTCAACATAAACGCCATTGAGATATGTCGTTGAATAAGTGTCAAGCTTGTTGATATAGCGATATATCGTGATATCATGCGGAAACATCACAACACCGCCCTTGTGAGCAAGCCTGTTCCTGTAAGGTAGGTTAATGCTTTACTCTTTCTATTGGCTTGAATTTCGGGCGCTGAGCGTGTCACATAAGACACGGAGTGATTTCCGACGCTCTCGCTTGACTTAACGCCTTGATTTTGGTTAATATAAATGTCGTCAATTACACTGCATATTGCAAGCTTATAACGCTTGTTGATGACCTCGAATTCAAGAGCCGAGCGGTCTAAAACAAGGCGGTCAACAAACGCCGTTGCTTCAATTTGCAATTTTTCAAAGGCGGCGTTGTCGGGAACGGCGTCGCCTTTGAACACCTCAATATAAAAATTGTAATTCAATTCATCCATTCCCGATTAACTCCTTACTTACCGGTGGTTGACGCCTCTGCCTGTAAATTCTCGTCAAGTTCACAAGACTTGTCGGCAACGATAGCCTTTGTTGCGTGAACATAGATAGCCTTGCGCTTTTGATACCTTACAAATGCATCAAAGCGGATTCTACCCTCGCAAAGCCAACCGTTAATGCCCGGAGGATTTTGGTGGATGTTGTAATCCTCGAGTTTTTGTGCTGCCGTTGTCGCGATTGGGTGTGTGATGATGAAGTTAACATTCTCGGGGAGAATGCCTGTGCCTTTAAGAATTGCAACGCCGTCAACCTCGCCCATCTGTCCGCTGATACGCATATCCATAGCAATGTCGCTCGCCTTGATGAAATTCTCGTCAAGCTTGAGCATCTTATAAAATGCGTTTGATACATATGCAACCCTGCCGTCTGTTGGGACATTGTTGTCGTCAAGCTGTGCTTGTCCGTCGAGGAATGCCTCGTAAGCTGTTGTTTTAGTAATCGTTCCGGTAGCACTTGAGCCTACTGCGTTAGTCATTCTTTGCAATCTATACTTGTCGATATAGGGGATTACGACCTCGTTAAGCTCTCTCGCAAGTGCTTTGCCTACCTCCATTGTCATTTGGGTGTCGTCATAAGACTTCCTGTCGATTGTGAAGGTAAATGACTTGTCCTGCGAAAGAAGCATTGTCTGTGTGTGGTTGCCAAGCTCGTCGGGTGTGCCGTATCTGTTGGTGCCTGTGGTCTGATAATCGTTGAGCGGTGAGGTGTCAATAGAGTAAACCTTGATTGCACTTGTGCCGTCCCAATCATAGTCGGCGTTTACTGCCGCGCCTGTTCTTGCGCCCTGCGAAAAGCGCTCATCGACATTAGTCGAATATTTCTCTGCATAATTTACTGCCATTTTGTAGTCCTTTCAGTGATTAAGAATTAAAGCCTTTCAGGAAATCGTCCTCATCGTCTTTTGGCTTGCCGCCGTGGTCAAGACCGCTTGCGCCACCGTTTGGCTTGCCGTCGTCGCCGCCGAAATAATATGATTTGGTCTTTTTAAGCTCGTCCATTTGCTCTTTAAGACCATTAATGCCGTCGTCATTGACCTTGATTTTTTCAAAATCCAAATGAGGCAAAATGTCGTTGATGTCTTTCGGCTTGTAGTCGCTGATGATTCGATTTTCGATTTTGCTTTTTTTGATTTGCGCCTCGTAATTCTTTACGAGGTCGGAACGCTGATTTTCAAAGTCGGTTTTAAGCTTGTCAATCTGATTCTGTAACGCTGTGTTGTCGCCTGCTGTTTTCTTCAAGTCGTCATATTCTTTCGACTTGTCATCAAGCAACGCCTTTGTGTCGTCATACTGCTTCTGCAATGCGCCGTATTTGGAACTTGAAACAAAATCGCCTTTGCTTATGTCGGCGAGCTTGCCCTCTGTGTCCTTAAGGGCATCGTTAACCGTTTTGAATGTGTCCTCGTTCAGTTTGTCTTTTAGGATTTCAATATCCATTCTTCTGCTCCTTTGTTTTTATATGCGGTGTCATCCGCTGGTGTAGGGCTGTTTTATATGCCTTGCCGTCGGCAACCTGAGTACTTTATATGCCTTACTCAGGGCAAGCGAACGGTTTATATGCCGCGTTCAGGGCAAATGAGCAGTTTAACGCCTTGCTCAGGGCAATAAAAAAGACAGACACTTGCGACGACTTATATCGCCGTTTGTGTCTGTCCTAATTATTAAATTTATTAATTCTGCGGAATAGCACGGAATTAAAGGCATAATAAAAGCACAATAGAAATCATTTCATTGTGCTTAGATATGTGTGTTTAAGCATTTTTCGCTTTTTCAATCATTGCATTACTTTGCAAATATTCAATACCTTTCGGTGTTATCTTTAAAACGGTAACCTCATAATCGTCAATCACAGGGTCAGCACCGATATATCGGTGCTTCACCTCTTTGCCGGTTATATATTGTCCGTCAAACAAACTGTGAATGATATACAGCCAATAATCAGCCTTTATATGTGGATTTATTGCTTTTACAACGCTGTGACTGTCAACTGTCGGCTTTCCGTTTTTTAACTGTTTATACAAATAGTTTAAAACTTGATAAACAATAACAAAATAATCGTCTTTTTGCATATCTATTTTTCAACACTTTCAATCAAAACTGCTTTTTCGCCTGTGAACTGCTCCCAGCGCTCGATTATTACATCGATATACTTAGGGTCAAGCTCCATCATATAACAATTACGGTTTAACTGTTCACACGCCATGAGTGTTGAACCGCTTCCGCCGAATACATCAAGTATATTGTCGTTTTCTAAACTTGTATTTTTTATTGCTGTTGCCGATAATTCAATCGGTTTTTGAGTTGGATGTACATATCCAGTCGCGTTGTCTTTCCCACACTTCCAAACACTTCCGATTCTTTTACCCGTCAATTCTTTTTCGTTATTTGAGCAAAGAATTATTTCGTAATCTGTGGAAAATGTATGCTTTAAATCGCCAATGCCTCCGCCGCCTTTGTCCCATATAATCATATTTGTTAAATTATAGTAGTCGTTGAACAAAGATAGCCATTTTCCAAGCACTTTCCAAGTTGTGCATACGAACACAAAGCCTTTTATGTAATTTTGAGTAACTTTCATAAAATCGAGAATTTTATCATCGTTTTCCAAAACGTCAAACTTCTCACTTTTTATCCTCATATTTGATTGATAATTATATCCGTACGGTGGGTCGGTAAACAACATATCCATTTTGTTACCAGTTAAAAGTTTTTCAACATCCTCAATGCTTGTACTGTCACCGCACATAAGCCTGTGCCTGCCGAGTTGATATATGTCTCCGAGTTTTGCTTTTGGTTCTTTGGGCGGTTCAATTTCAAAATTATCTTCTTGAACTTGTTCCTCTACCCCCCCCATTAAAATCCAAATCAAAACCGAATGCTCCCATATCAATGTCAAAGATATCATTTATTTCAAGCGGTAACAAATCAAAATTCCATTCCGCTTTTTCTGCAACCTTGTTATCCGCAAGCCGAAAGGCTTTGACTTGCTCGTCTGTCAAGTCATCGGCAATAATGGTAGGAACTTCTTTCATTTTCAGCCTTTTAGCCGCCTTATATCGGGTATGTCCTGCAATAATAACATTGTTTTTGTCAATAACAATAGGTACTTTGAATCCGAACTCTTTTATTGACTGAGCAACATACTTAACAGCCTCGTTGTTTTTTCTCGGGTTGTTTTCGTAAGGCTTTATGTCAGATAGTTTAAGCATTTGAATGTTCATATATACTCCTTTTGGCATAATAAAAGCACCCTCACAGGGTGCTTTTATATTTATAATTTATTGTATTTTTTCAAGATTTCAAAGTGTTTTCGTTTTGTTTGTTCCTCGAGTTCTTTTAATCCCGGAAATGCTGAATTTTCCATAAATCCTTTAAAATTTGGATTATTGCTTTTCCACTCGTTGACAATGCGTTCGCGTTCCCTCGAGTAATATTTGCCCAACGCTCTTAATTCTGTTTCAACGCTCATTTTTCCACCTCTTATAATTTTCGCTAATTCCCAAAATTTTGCAAGTTTCTGCTATAATAATATGTTCACGATATTCCTCGTATTGCTCGAACGAGAAACCTTTTTCAAACATTATTTCATTGCATTTATCGCAAGCGACAATTTGAGCCTCTTGCCATTGTTCAAGCGTTATGTTTTCGGGTCTTTTAAACCAATAACGATATTTTTTGTCGCTTGCTTCCATAACGCCCATTTGACAATTTATCATTGTCGGAATATCGGCGTCGGTGCTGAACGCGTATTGTGTTTGACTCATCGGGTGCGTGTGAATGCTGTAACTGTCCTTAAAATCAATATCGACATTTTCAATATCTATGCTGTTTTTACTGTTACTTGTTAGGTAATGTATATTATTGCTTTTGTCTATTACAAGCATATGTTCTTTGTCGCTGTCAACATATTTATTGAGGAATTCGTCGGCGATTTTATTTCGCTCGTCCAAATCGTCAAAGTCATTAACCTTGCCGATAACCTTGTGAACAGTTTGTCCGTCGGGTTGAGCGTTACTGTTCGCACCTATTACACTACCATTCTTTGTGGATTTAGTCAAGGGCGTTTTTGTAACTTGTTCTTGCACGAGCTCGCGGCTGTAATCGCGTTTCAAGCCATATTTGTCGCAATGCGCTTGTAACTCGGCTTGTCTGTTTTTCAGCTTGATTTGCAAGGCTTTCGTTGCGTCTTTGTCGCCTAATGGCTTGATTGCGGCGATTTCCTTTTTTAGCTTTCGGATTTGGCGCTCTTTGAGCCTCTGCTCCTGCGTGGCTTTGTATATGCGCTTGTTTTCCTCTGTGTCGCCATATTTAATCGGATTTGGCTTGCTTATGCCGGGAATGAAAGCAAACATTCTGTGTCGGCAGTTGACGCCGCCCAAGCCTAATATATCATCGGGATAGCCTGTTGCCTCTTTAAGATTTCGATGCTTTTTGTCGTGACCCTCAATCTTGAAAATTCCGCCCTGCCATCCTGCGTGATTTGCTATCGGATTTGTCGGGTGCGTTCTCGCGCCCAAGTGCGAGGATATTTCGACATAGTCCGCGCCAATTTCTTTTACAAGCTGCAACGAGCTTTTGTTTGCGAGTTGATGAACGGCGGTGACAGTGTCACGCCTGATGACGCCCTCAATGCTGTATTCCGTATATGTATAGCTGCCGTCCACGTTCTTGCGCTTATATGTCGCGCCTGTGATTCCTCGTCGTGCCATTCTCTGCAAGCCTTTTTTTAGGCTCTCTTGCAAGCTGTAATTGCCGCTTGCGACCTCGACATAAGCCGTGTTAAGCGTGTTAATATATGCTTGTTTGGCGCTTTCGACCGCCTTTGTTTGAATAAGGCTAAAAGTCTTTGACAAGTCTTTATAACTCAATTCGGCAATCTCACGCAATATAGGGCTTTGCATTGCAACAACAGGGTCAACGGCTATAATATCGCGGTCATATGCCGTTTTAAGCGGCTCAAGGTCAATATTAAGCCCCTGCGCCTCTGTGATAAGCTTCTTAATCTCTGCCTCGCTTTTGCCGCTGTATTTTGCGAATATTTTTAGCAATTCGGGGGTGATTTTTTGAAATTCTTGTAACTTTTTGAGCCGATATTCAAGCACACCGTCCGCCTTGTCATATGTCGCAAGGCGGTTTGCGATGTCAACAATCAAATCGTATTCAATCTGCTGATATATCGTGCATATCGGGTCAATTAACTTGCTGACTTCGTTATCTGTAAGCATTTAATCACTCCTGCGGAGGCTCTTCCTCGATATTCCGCCAAGTAAGTTCCGCATTTCTCTCGTCCTGCATTTGCTTTGCGTATTGCGCCGCTTTCTTGTCGTCAAAGCCGTAAACGCGGCGATAATATTCCTGAGCGCTTATAAGCTCGGCGTTATAATCAGTCAATGCCATTTGCCGTTTTTCGGTTGTGTCCTCGATGATTGAATCGTCAAAATCGACCGTAATCGCTAAATCGTCGGGGACGGTGATGTCACCGATGAATTGCTCTTGCATTTCAAGCAATGCGCGTGACATTGTCACAATTGCAGAATTCAAAAGAATTTCATGTTTACGCAAAGTTCTAAATTCCTTTGAATTTTCGCTTATAATCTGTGTAGCGGTTGTGACATTTCCCTGATTCCACTTGTAATGATTTTCGCCGAAACCACATTTCTGCCCGAGCAAATTAAGCTGTGTTTGCAACGCTGCCTCGTGCTCGGTCACCCTCAATTGCATGTTACTCTCAACAATTGGCAAATCGTTACCGCTGTTGTCGTCAGGCAAGCGATAAAACGCCGTATCGTTCGGGTCGAACACCGGGAGTGTTTCGCCTGTATTTGGGTCAACATTGAATCTTGCGACGCCGTCGGAAACGAAAACCCTCTTTCTGCCGAGCGTAAACTCGTTGTCAAGTGAGTCATATTCATTGTCGATTGACTTCAACACATCGATTGCACCGCTGAATACACTAACGCCGTACGGATTGTTTGGGTCGTTTTTTCGAGCTTTGTTCGGCTTAACCATTTGGAATTTTGGCGTTTTTGAATGTGTTTCAAATTTTTCCAACAATTTGTGCTTTTGGTAGAAATCCTTACTTACTTCAACGAGCTTTTTATTCTTATTCGCAAGCAAATAGTTGTCAATCACATATTCGTTGTTGTTATCAAGTGTGTGGACCTCTATATATTCATAAGGCTGACCACCGATGATTTGCTCACTTGTGAAAGCCGCCTCAATCAACGCGCCGCTCTTGAATGTAATCGGTATCATTCTATCTTGCGTGACATATTTAATATTGATTTTTTCGCCGTCGAAATACTCAATAAAAAAGCCGCCGCCAAGCGCGAAACTGCGCTCAAGCAATTGATTGCCTGCGGTAAAGAAATTTGCAGCCTTTAGGATTTGGTCGAGCTTTTTCTCGCACTTCTTATCACTGCAAGAAATCGCTACCTTTTCGGTGATTGTTAAATCTGCCCAATCTTGGCAAACTGTTTCGCCCATTCCGAGTGACTTCCTTGCCTGCTGTACGGTCTTTTTTCCTTGATAAACCTTATATTTGTGAAATCCCGGAACATTCCCGACATACCACTCACGCCACAGCCTCAACTCTGCGTCGATGTTTGCCGGCTGTTCAATCTTAAGCCCCTTATTTTTTAAAAAATCGATAACTTGTTTATTCATTAATTTCTTAACCTCATTAAGCCGTTGATGTATGGCTCAAAACTATATTCGGTCGCGTCGATGTTGTCGATGTTCGTGCTGCCGTCGTCAAGCCTTTGGTCGACGGATTTCTCCGTTTTAACATGCTTGTCATCCCATAGTGCCTCATTGAACGCGCTATAAGTCTCTTTGCAGCTCGATACAAACAACATTCGTTTTTGTGTGATTAAGCTTGCCCCTGCCCTGATTCTGTCAATAATCGGACCCTTTCGTGCATTCTTAACAGCAAGGGGGAGCTTCGCTTTTACAACGGCGTTTCTGATGCCGTTAATGAGTACTTGCTCTGCGCTATCGCAATAGACCGCGTGCAATTGCGGATAGTCATTTACACACTTTTTCGCAAAATCAATAAAACGCCGTTCCAATTCGGTCGGCGTTATCATTTCTTTTATTTTAATTTCGTCGGCAACAATAAGCTCATCAAACCCCTGTGTTACAAGCGTCAAATCAAACGCTGTCGCCGAGCCGTTGCCGCCAAAATCGACGCCAATTGTGGCAAGCATAACCTTATTACGCAGAGGGTGAGAAAAGCCGCCCTGCGCCGTCCTGTTCCATTCTGCAACATCAATGATGTTGTCCTTGTCAAGGGTTGTATATATGCGCCCTTGAGCTGCTACCCATAGTCCCTTAATAAATCGGTCATAAAAGACACCCTCATACATTGAACGATAGCGCTCTTTTACTTTTTCGCTTAGGGAAAGGTTGTCATTCATTGTAAAATGCAAATAAAGGATGTTTTTATCCTTTGTTTTGTCAACCCATTCTTTCTTAAACCAATGTTCGGGATTTTCAGGGTTGCAGTTAAACCAAAACTTCGAGCCGTCAACCGAACATCTCGCCGTTGCCTGATTGACAAACGATTGCGGCATAAGCGCAACCTCGTCAAATAGACAACCTGCGAGCGTCATTCCTTGGATAAGGTCTTGTGAGCTTTCGTCGCGACCGCCAAAAATCCAAAAGTCATTGGAAACGCTTCCTTTGGTAACTGTTAAGCGGTTATCCGTTCGCCTGTAATCGGTCTTGTAGCCTCTGCCATTAAGCACAAGCAACAGAAAAGACAAAACATTACGCCTAAATGACGCTATTGTTTTGCCGCACATTCCGAAATTTTGGGCGTTGAAATTCTCCATTGCCCATATAACATAAGACAAGGACATTACAAGGGTTTTGCCGCTTCTTATTGCTCCGTCTGCAATAATGCCGTCCTTGTTGTTCATAGGCGATTTTTCGCACCACCAAGTCAAAACCTTTTTTTGCTTGACAGAAAAAGGGGTGAATTGAAAAGCTACTTGTTGTCGTCCCATTCAATGCCTCCTGCCGCCTCGTTCATCGCCTCAATGAAGCCGTCGCTTGTGCTCTCCTCGACCGTCGGCGGAATGTTCAACGGATTTTGTCCTGCCGTGTCGCGGATAAACTCCGCCGCTCGTGTGTCGCCGTTTTGAATTGCTTTCTTAATTTGCGCAAGCAATATTGCAGCGGCTACACTCACATTCTTATTGTTAACATCGTCAAGGCTCTTAACATCCTGCACCCTGCCGTTGTGAATTCCAACTTCAAGCAAGGCTTCGGCAAGTTCTCTCATCTCTTTACGCTTGCGCTTAGCCTTGCCGCTTGCAATTCCTGCCTTTCGGGCGTTCTCTCGGCGAACTTCTGCCGGAAGGCTATTAGCTGTTAAGTTGTTAATATTGCCCTTCGGCATTCAATTCACCTCGCTTTGCCGTCGTTAATCGAATTCGCTCAATTGCTCTATTATTGCTTTCTCCTCGTCGCTCAACTCGATATATTGAATGGCTTTGGCTTCGGCTTTGGCTTCGGAAATCAAAAAGCCTGCGCCGTATAGTTGCGTTTTTTCTTTTCCAATCGTTCGAACGAAATGACATTGCTCTTTCTTTAATTTGAATTCAACATTCGCAAAGCTAATCCTTGCAGCTGTAATCACTTCGTCGGGCATTTGATATGTTGTGATTTCTTTCGTTTCGGGCTTGTTTACAAGCTCAATAGCTTCTTTGAGCTTCGGCGCTGTCATTATTTTATAGTCGCCCATGTTCGTCACAAATCCTGTGTTGACCTTCGCCCCGTTTTCATAAATCACACTACAATCAACACATACGAGGTTAACTTCTCGATTTCCATAGCCAAACAGCGTCAAGCCATTCGCGAAAAGAAAAAAATCGATTTTGCGCTCGAGATAGAAATCAACTATCTGCGCCATAATTGAAAAAGGCGGGTTGTCGATGACAACGCAGTCTTGCGGATATTCATAGTTGATATAGTCGCCGCCCGGAACGAAAGGACGGACAATCGGACGATTTTCGTCAATTGAATATTCATCCTTAACCCATTTCAGTACAACGTCATAAACTTCGGGCGGAGTGTAGCAATCGTCGGTTGTTTTCTTTGGCTCGAATTTTTTAACAAATTCGTTGTAGCTTTCATCCTCAGCCAATTCGGTTGTCATGCCGTTTTTGAATTCATCATCTAACGCCTTTTGCCGTTCTTTTTCAACCTCAAATTTGAATCCGAAATCTTTAAAATTGAAATCAATATTCAAATCTGACATTTCCGCGTTAAGGTTTTCAAAATCCCATGAACTGTTTTCTGCTGTCTTGTTATGAGCTATGCCATAGGCTCGGCGCTCCTCATCGCTGAGAAAGTCAAGCCTTATTGTCGGGACTTCCGTGTAGCCGAGCTCTTTGAGAGCTTGCAATCTTCCCTGTCCCTCAACAATGATATTATCATCGCCCCAAACACCTATGGGGTCACACATTCCGAATTGTTCAATACTATTCTTAATGCATTGAATGTCGTCCGCGTGATGTGCCCTTGCGTTTTTCTTGTTCGGCGTCAATTTGCCGATAGGAATATATTCTATTCTTAATGTTGTGTCTTTCAAATTCATATAATCACCAACGAGAAACGGCGACACACTTCGTGCCGCCGTCAAGGAGAATAAAAAAAGAGGTAAAAAATGAAAACTGTAATATCTGTGTGTGATATTCTCTATCAATCTATCACATTATATATATTATCACTTTTAGTCGTAACATTCCATAACAAAAGGTAACATTTTTTATTTTTCGCATTTTTTGCAAAAAAACACTTGACTTTGTATATACAAACCGTTATAATAAATACAACAGTTAAGGATAGCGACCGACGCTAAAGGAGATTAAAAAAATGACTAAAGAATCAAATGTGGAAAAATATTATACTGCGACCGTCGAAAGCATTAGCTTCGGCATAGCCCGAAAGGTATTGCAATTGTCACTGACCGGATTCAACTATATGGTATTTGTTGACCCGAACGAACTGCATTCTGGTGGTAAGAATTGCGAAATACCCAAACTCTGCGAAGGTTCAAAGCTGAAATTCAAATATACCGGTGGAGCAATAAGAGAGCTTCACGATGTCACGGTGATGAGCGATGACATAACCGAAGTCGATGACGAGGGAAATCTCATCAGGTGGTGATGCTATGGCATTCGACAGGAAAGCATACATGCCAAAATACGACAAGGCGTGTCGCCGACAAATCAGCTTGAATTTAAACGTCAAATACGACAAAGAAATTTTGGCGTGGCTTGATGAGAAGCCAAACAAACAGGGCTATATCAAAAAATTAATAATTGACGACATGCAAAAAGGATAGCTTTCGCTATCCTTTTTGATTTTGTGCGTTTTTTATAAAATTTTGCATTTCATAAAAACATTCCCGACACATATCAAGACGGCTCCATTTTGGAGCTTTGGGTTCGCCAAACATGACGAGCGGAATCTTATATCTTTTAAATTTAAATCTTTCCCATGCCATTGTGATATTTTGGCCGCAGACATCACATTCAATCACTTTCTTTTTCAACTTTTCACCTCATTTCCTAAAATGCTATCAACAACCTTGAGTGCTTGACTATGGGCGTTTTTGACGTACTGAAAGGTGTAGCTTTCTTTATCGGCTATTACCTCGAATCGCTCGCCTATGATATACTTGCGCCATATAATCATTTTGTAAAGCGGATTTCGGATTTCGCCGACCACGCTTTCAATTTCCGCTCTGGCGTTCATAAGCTCTTTAACCTCGCTATCAATCTGCTTTTCAAGCGCGATTATTTTTTCGAGAGGAGCGACAAAGCCGCCGCTTTCGCCGCCCCCTGTGAATGATAAACTCTGTGTCATTTTTTCCGCCAAGCTTCGCAGTTTAGCAATTTCGTCGCATTTGACGCTGATTTCGTGTGACATATTCAAATATCTTTTGAGAAACTCGCTCGCATTCATCACATCACCTACCTGTGCTTCCGAAGCCGCCCTCACCGCGTTCCGTTTCGTTGAGCTTATCAACAATGTTTATGTTTGGCGTTTCAATCTTCACAATGACAAGCTGCGTGATTTTGTCGCCGCGCTTGATTTGGTAATTATAGTTTGAATTGTTGTATAGCTTGCAAACGATTGAACCGGTGTAGCCGACATCAATAACGCCATCGCTTGTAATTCCGTGCTTAACATTCAAGCCGCTTTTGGATTTCAAAAAGCCTGCTGTGTTTGGCGGCAACTCAATATGTACGCCTGTGTCGATTATGGCGCTTTCTCCTGCCGGAACAACAACATCACGCGGTGAGAGCAAGTCCAATCCTGCGTCTGTTGCGTGTCCTCTTTTCGGCACAAAAGCCGTGCTGTCTAACATAATGTTCATATTTTTTGCTCCTTTGTGTGTTTGTTAATCAATTTTTCAATGAGCGTTTCAAGTTCGTTAATCTCTCGAGCTGTCAATTTCGTAACCCTCTTTTGTTCGCTGTTCACTAATTTTAATCGTCATTGTTTGTCACCTCAACCATTATTTGATTTTGCAGTGTAATTTCTCTGTTCATTGATTAACCTTTCTTTAGCGATTGAATAATAATTATCATCAAGTTCAATGCCTATAAAATTCCTATCGGACTGAATACAGGCAATACCTGTTGAACCTACGCCCATAAACGGGTCTAACACTATCCCCCCCTGCTGTGTACTATTATCAACGAGAATTTTCATCAATCCGACAGGCTTTTCGGTATCGTGAATATTTTTACCGTCTGTACCTTTTGTTTTCTTGTTCGGAACTGATAAAATATCACTTGTACCGCAGTTGTTTATTCTTACACCTTTTCCCTTACGAAAGAAAAGAATGTACTCGAATTGACTCATATAATATTGACCCATAATTTTGTTGCCTTTATCCCATATAAGCGACTTAATGAAATGAAATCCACAATCGGTAAAACTGTTTAACATTTTGATTAAATTAATATGATTTGTCATTACATAACAATGACTGCCGTTCTTTAGTAGCCTATAAAATTCTGGTGCATATAGTGAACAATCAATATCATTGAACTTGAACACTTTGCCTTTTTTATTTATATCTTTTTGTAACATTCCACCGCTGTTACCTGCGCTTCCACGAGAAGTAACAGGATATGGTGGGTCTGTTACAATCAAGTCAATGCTTTCATCATCAAATAACTTTAATGTTTCAAGACAATCACCGTTTTTCAGCTTAATCATCGTCCTGTACCCCCAAAGCCGTTTTCTTTTCGTTTACCTCTGAATAATATCTCTCTCATTCTTTCACCTCACTAAAACCGCAAATCAAGCAAAATATCACTAAAAATGCTTGTAAAATCATAGTCTTAGTATCTCCGCATCCTATTCCAAAAACAGTTAATACTATTCCAACAGCGTTTAATGTAGCTAAAACAAACCAAATAATACCTTTCATTCTTTCACCTCTGTATTGCAATCTTTGATGAACTGCTCGTATTCCTCTGTTGTCATATTTGTGTCTTTGCCGTAACGAACACGATTTAACGCAACATCAAAATCGTGACAATAATTTGCAAGTACATTTTTTGCTTCTTCTTCGGCTTTTTTTACACGCATATCAATATAATCTTGTTCTGTCATATTCCAATGTGTAGGTGCGTCAACTACTGTTGAAATTCTGCAATATAAGCCGTTAGGTTGCTTTGCTATTAGTCCTGCCAATTATTCTTTCACCTCAATCAATATGTATTTGCCGTCTTTGGTTTGAAACGGCTTGGCCTTAAAATCTCTCGGTCTGCAATCAACAACACCAAAAAAAGGACACGCAGCCTTACCGATACGGCAAAAGGTGTGTATTTCTTTCCATTTGCGACAAATTTCACCATTAGTTATAGCCCTAAACTTACGCTTTTTCTTTGTTTTTTCGAGTTCTGCAACTCGCTGTTTTATTTTCACGTTTTCTCGTTTTAATTCCTTTATTTTGTTCATTAGGTCAGCAGTATAATCACACTCTTTACTGAGATAACTATATACACGCTCTCTGTCTGTCATTTTCTATCTCCTTTAGTCTTGCTTCTGCTTCGTTTTTGTTTCCTGTTAATAATACTACTCTTGACGCTGGATTCTCTAATGCAGCCATAAGAGTTAGCATATTTACGAGGCTTATATTTTCGTACTTTTCAACAAAGGGTTGTATGCTATCATCATAACTAACGCAATATAATGTTTTCCCAACTTTACAAGGCAGCTCAATAATGCGTGATTTGTCCTTGAACTCTTTGCAAAAAGTTAAAGCATCGTCATAACACCCCTCAAAGCCACAAATATCACTGTGGTAACAATTTTTACAAATCATTTTTTACCTCCCTAAAAATATAATTGCCTTTTTCGTCACATAAGGACTCGTTTCACAGTCATATATTTTGCTTATCCCCATTGCTCCGCCATAGCTTTGGCGATAGCCGGAAATGTTTTGCTTCTTTCAACGCTTCTCGCATCAAAATGTGAATATTCACACCAAGTCTTACTTCGGTAACTGTTTGTGTATTTGGAAAAATATTTTTCGAGCTTTGGCTTTGGTAAGTTGTTTGTTTTCAATTTTTGCAACCCCTTAAGCCACAAACAAGTGCGCTTTGTGACATAATTTTCACTGTCCTGCTCACTTTCCGCAAATTGATAAGGATTAATGATTTGGTCAGGCTTCCTATAAGCCGTTGACATGTAACCGACAGGGTTTTCAATTGCAATTTTGTCACAATTTGCCAAGGCAAAATGCATAAAAAACACGGCTGCTTTCGCTCTGTTATCCCATTTTTTCACAACTTTTTCCGCCGGTGTAGCCTTGAGTGAAAACGCGCGAGTTGCGGCGTTTGTCAAATAAGTGCATGGCGGATGAGCAATAATCATATCCCATTGACCCTTAATGTTGTGCTTTACTCCGTCGCATGTTTTGAATTCACAATTGCCGTTAATCAATGGAATTACATCTTGTTTGATGTGCCATTCAGAATGTCCGCCGGAACAATCGACAACATCGCAGCTATAAGCCTCGTGTCCTTTTGCACGGAATGCGCAGCAGACTCGTTGACTCTCCTCACAAGCTATTAATATTTTCATTTGCGCACCTCACAAAAACTTGACTCTTTGTATATTTCAATGAAGTCGGTCAATTTCAAGATTGCAACCCATTCACTGTTATTTTTTCGGTGCATTACGACAGGTAGCTCGCCCTCTTGGCTGTCGTGCGTAGCTTGCGTCAAAGCATCGTATAGCCTCAGCGCCTCAACTCGCTTGCACTCGATGTGAATGTTTGGTAAGCCGACAACATCCGCGTCGCCGTTTGCACCGCAGAATTGCTGTCCGCGTCGGGCATCAAATCCAAGTTCTCTCAATTTCTTTGCGAGCTCTCTTTCGCCGACCTTGCCCTTATTCCTGCTTGTCTTGCCCATTGTTCATATCCTTTCTGCCGGTAGTGACGCTGAATAGACACTCATTACTTCGGCTATTTCGTCAATGCTCTTTGCTGAGGCTTTTAGCCTCGAGATACAGCGTTCAGCCTCATTTCTTGTTTTCGCGAGGCGGTAGCCGTATGGTCCGCTGTCGATGATATACCCCTTATATCGAAGGTCCGCTATCTCATAGCGAATCTGTCGAGCCGATATGCCGTATCGTTCGGTGATTTCCTTTGCAGTCACCGAATGACGCGAATTTTTTAGCATTGCAACGATATTTGCTTGGTTCGCATTCAATGTCATTTTTTAAACTCCTTTCAATTTCCTCAAATTTCAAATTTGGGACTTTTTCAAAAACGATGCGTTCGTGTTTGATTCTTGTCGACATCTTGCCGATATAAGAGTGGCGTTTTAAGCTTTTCCATTCTTTCAATTGACTCATTCACTCGCTCCCTCTATCAATCTGCCGTCCTCTCGTGCCCATTTGATTATTTTTTCAAATTTGCGGTCGTCCTGAACGCCGTATTGTTTGACCTTGCTGATATAGCCGACTAACACATCGTCGTTAAGATGTTCGCCAAGCCATAGATATTGAGCAATCGTCAATCCTGTATCGAGCCATTTTTCGGCTCGTTCATCATCGCTGAATTTGCTCAAATCGGGCGTCACACTTATAGGAGGTAGGTTATTTCTCTCATTATTTATATTATTAACCTTCTTAACATTCTTGTTTGTTGCCCTTTGTTTGCCCTCAATTTGTCCATTGATTGCCATTTGATTGCCGCTTTCTTGCCATTCGCTTGCCGTCTGATTGCCCTTTTGTTGCCCTTTGCCGTCGTCAAATTCTTGATAACGCTTGTAATTAAGCACGATTAAGGTGGTATTTTTACTTGCCCTTTTCTTTGCAATCTCGCCTGTTTTTTCCAAATGTGTGATTGCTGTTCGCACTTGTTTTGTTGACAAACCGTTTCGCTCGGCAATCGCTCCGATTGAGGTCACGAGTGAACCCGCCTCAATCGTCTCTCCTCGCCACTTCCGCTCCTTGTGATTTGCGTGTAGTAGAAGGTCGATAAACACAATCTTGGTATTCGGCTCGTCATACCACTCCCAATCGACAAGCTTGCGGTAGAGCTTAATCCACCCCTCCATCAGAACGGCAAATCATCGTCATCGTCGATGATTTCCTCAAAGTCGCTGTTGTCGGCTGTGGCGTATGACGGCACAGGAGCGGTTGTGTTGTCATTTTGGGCATTATTGGCATTGTTATTACTACCACAGAAAAAAGCGCGATTTGCAACAACTGTGACCGCTTTGCGATTGCTTCCGTCTTTCGCTGTGTAATTTGCTGTTTGAAGTTCGCCTTCAATAGCTATCATCGAGCCTTTATGAAAATATCTGTGAATAAACTCTGCAATTTGACGCCAAGCTTGGCAGTCGATGAAGTCGGCTTTTCGCTCCTGACCGCTCGCTTGATAGTTGCGGTCGACGGCAAGCTGAAAATTCATAACCGATAAGCCGCTTGTTGTTGTTTTGATTTCAGGCTCATATGTGAGCCTGCCTATTAATGTAATTACATTCATTTTTTATCTCCTTAAATATAATTTTTTCCGAATATTTCGATAAAATCGTCAATGCTCCAGCCGTAGCGCTTCATTGCAATTGATTGCGCATATCGCTTTAAGCTTAAAGCTGTTTGTTGATTTTTATGAGCGCTTTTCGTTCCGAAGCAGTGACATGAGTTGTGATGTAGGTAGACGGTCAAGCCATATTGCTCCGACTTTTTTCGGTTGCTCGCATTGAATACATGATGCTTGTCAAGTGGGTCATTATAACGAGCCGAGCCTCCGCAGAGAAAGCAATGCTCTTTGTCCTTTTGTAAGATGCTATCCGTTTTTATCACCCCACCTTGCATTTAATTCGGCTATTTCGTCGGGCGTGAGTGTTTCGATGTCGAGAGCCTTGCAGTCGGTCACAACTGCCTCTATAAGCCGCGTCATTCGCTTTTGGGAATAGCAACTTGAGCCATAATAGAAGCGAATGATTGATGTGTTTTCGGCGCTTCCCTCGTCGATTTTTTCGGCAAACCAGCCGAGTCCATAAGCCCCCCAAACGGCAGTCATAGCATTAACTGCATCATTTGGAATTTGATATTCAATTGACCGCCCATATTGGCGGATATAGTTAACATATATCTCGTCCTTGGCGATATGGGGGTCGCTTTTTGATAATTCGGCTTGCAATTTGGATATTAAAACCCAAAGATATGCGTTTGAATCTAAGCTACGGCTTTTTGAAAACTTGGTCAATTTGCAGTTCAAATCTTTATTGCAAATCTGTTCTAACGCCGGCAAGACCGACGGCTCGGCGGTCATTGTGACAACCGCCTGACCCGACACGAAATCTCTTGACAGATTAGTGATTTGACATTTGAATTTATCCATTTGAGCCTGCTTTCTCGGTTTCCTTTGATTTAGCCATGAACCACCTCAGCAAGCATTTTGCAATTGCGTTCGGCGTTTTATATTTTTCTTTTGCCTTTGCGAGCCATTCGTCTGCTGTTTGGTCACTTATATTGGCAAGACAAGCCGCGTATTTGTGAGCATCCGCCTCGTCCTGTTTTTTTTGAGCCTTTGCCGTTTCTTGCTCTTTTTGAGCGCTTTTCGGTGTATTCGATTGATTGGCGATAGCGTTTTGAACTTCCTCACTCGATGCTATAGACGTGTCGATTCCAATTCCAAGAAAGCCCAAAGCCCTGCCGACGGCAGAGGTTTCGCAATTCTCGATATACGAGGTCTTGTTGATATAGGTTGAGTTCTCTTTCTCATAGGCTGTACCGGTTGCAAGAGTTTTGCCGTTTTCGTCGGCAACAGTAGCTAAGAAAACGCAAACCTTGCCGTTGTCGGACTCGTCAATCGACATCAGCTGAGTCGATATTGAGCCGTTGGGAAATAGGCGGCGGAAGCCTTTGACGCGCTCGTTGACTTCCGCGTAAGCCTTGCCTTTGATGTCTGTCGTGTTAATTGATTGATTAACGGCGTTTAATTCCTCATATGTCATCTTATCTGCACGCTTACCCTTTCAGTCAGCTCTGCTCCTTGCACTTTCTCGCCTGCTGTAAGTCTTTTTTTGATTTCCGACTTGTTAATAGTCGGCTCAAAAACAACAAATTCGGACGGAATTAAATCGGAGTTTGTAATTTCTACCGCTTTGCTTTTCCGGCTTGATACAGTGAATGTGCCTACCTTGAGCTGCTTTTCGCCGCTCGAAATGTAAAAATTGAGTAAAGCCTCCTTAAGCCACTTGATGTTGTTTTCAATTGTCTTTTTGCGTTTTTGGCAACGCTCGATTTCTTTCTTGAACATTTCAACATCGGCGGTTAAACAACCGATGACTTTGCAAGTGTTTTCGACCTTCTCAGCTGCTCCCATAGCCTCGAGCGTG